AGTATAGTTTGGGAAAACCTTGGAGTTAGTTATGACAACAAGGTAAATAGAATAACCTATGAGGAGGTTATAGATGATACAAGACCTATACAAACAAAAAAGGTCCTTGGAGTTGAAGTGGGAACAGGAGCATCTGGATAATAACAGATACACTCTTGAGATGGTTAGAATTGACGATAAGGTCAAACAAATCATCACAGACATTAAGCTTGAAGAAGCTAGAATGGCTCACATACAGAACAACATAGAAGGTTCTGCTCCAGAAGTTTCAGTAGCTTCTTAGTATAAAAGCTACATCGTTGGAAAAATTCCACTCCACACTACAGGCTCTCTTGCACTCTACTAAAAACTAGTATATACTTTTGTCACTATACATAAATTGAATATCGACGCGTATAGTCGACGGCCTAGAGACGATATTCAAATAACTAGGAGGATAATAACATGGCAAACACTACGTTTTCAGGACCGGTCATTTCTAAAAATGGCTTTGTAAATACAGGTCCTGGTATGACTGTTAGCTTAACAGCTGACACAACATTAACAGTTGCTACACACGCAGGTAAGATCTTACTTACAAATGATGCTGATGGTAAATTTACTTTACCAAGTATCAATGTAAATAGTAATGGTGCTACTGCAGGTGATACTGACTTTAACAACTTAAACAACATTGGCGCAACTTTTCATTTTTATGTGGAAACTGCTGCAACTGATATGGACATCAAAACAGATGGTACTGACAAATTTAAAGGTGGTATCATGGTGGCTGTAGATGATGGTTCTAAAAAAGCTTTCATTCCAGGTGCAACTAATGATGTTATAACTATGAACGGTTCTACAAAAGGTGGTATCGTTGGTAGCGTAGTATCTTTCACAGCGATTGATACTGCTACATACTTAGTCCACAATTCTTTATTGCTTGGATCAGGTACAATAGTAACACCGTACGCGGATAGTTAATAAATAATTAGTGTGGGGCTTCGGCCCCACATATTAATTTTAAGGAGAAACAAATTATGGCAACATCAGACCAACAGTTTTCTACAAGAACTTCTGACGGTAGATTTGGTAGAGCAACAGACGCTTCAGGTTCATTTATTGGACCAGCTAGAATAACTTATATTCAAGTTGAAGGCGTAGCTAATAGCAATATCAAACTATATGATGGAACAGATGCAACAGGTGCTTTAGTATTCGAAGGTAATTGCGGGACTGAAGGATTAGATATTTATGTTCCAGGAAGCGGTATCAGATGTAGAACTGGAATATATTTAGATTTAACTAATACTACTTCAGTTACTATCGGATACACTGGCTAGGAGGCTAAATGGCTAATACCACTTCAGGAACTGCAACGTTCGACAAGACTTTTTCTATTGATGAAATTATAGAAGAATCTTTTGAACGTATTGGATTAAATTCTGTAGCTGGCTATCAAATGAAGTCAGCCAGAAGATCTCTTAATATCCTATTTCAAGAATGGGGTAATAGAGGTATTCACTATTGGGAAATAGGAGAATTAGATTTAGATCTTGTACAAGGTCAAGCCGAGTATAAATTTTTCAGAGCTAGTTCAGATGGTACAAGTGCTACATCAAATCCAAATGGTGTATATGGAATATCCGATGTTCTTGAAGCACAATTAAGAAACAATAGAACTCAAACAACTCAATCAGATAGTCCTATGACTAAAGTAGATAGATCTACTTATGCAGGATTTTCTAATAAACTTTCACAAGGAACGCCTAATCAATATTGGGTACAAAGATTTATTGATCATGTAAGTATTAGTGTTTATCCAACACCAGATTCTACTAATGCATCTAAAGATATGCATTTCTATTATATAAAAAGAATTCAAGATGTTGGAGATTATACAAACGCAACAGATATACCTTTTAGATTTGTACCTTGTATGACTTCAGGTTTAGCTTTTTATCTTGCACAAAAATATCAACCACAATTGGTTCAACAAATGAAATTATATTACGAAGATGAATTATCTAGAGCATTAGCTGAAGACGGTTCTGCTTCTAGTACTTATATTACACCCAAAGCTTATTACCCAGGAACATAATGTCTAAATATGCAGTAGGAAAACATTCAAAAGCTATTTCAGATAGATCAGGACTTGAATTTCCATATAGAGAAATGGTTAGAGAATGGAATGGTTCGTTTGTTCATTATACAGAGTTTGAACCAAAACAACCACAATTAGAACCAAAACCAACAGGTGGAGATGGTGTTGCATTATTAAATGTTAGACCTGATAGAACAGAACCAATTACAACTGTAATGATATCACAAGATGGTTTTGAAACATATGCTGCAGGATCAGGAATTATAAATGTATTTTCACCTGGACATGGTTTAACAAATGGAACAACATATTTATTTAGAGGACCACCAACAGTTTCACCTGGAACAGGAACATCAACAAACGCCGTTTTTGCTTATGCAACTATTCCTAACTTTGATGGAATTACAGGAGCACAAATAGGACAAGGTTCAGGCTATGCTATTACGACAGGAAAATATGTTAGTGATACAGGAAGTGGAAGTCCTGGGAGAAACACGTCTGATTATATGACTAGTAATTTCTTCTTCTTTACAGTTAATTCAGATACTGCTACAACTGGTAGTGTAAAAGGAGGAGGCTACGGTTGTTCCGTTGGGCCTATAACAATAAGCGCATGATAAATAAAATTTGGAATTGGATAAAAAATATTTTTAAACCTGAAAAACAAGATCCTCATCTTGAAATGTATGAAGAAACTGCAAAACAAAAAAAGATACGTTTAAAACATCAAGGAGATAATAAATAATGGCCGGTCTAAGTTATTCAGATTTAGTTACACAAATAAGAAATTACACTGAAACAGATTCAAATGTTTTAACAACTGCTATTTTAGAAAATATAATTTTAAACTCTCAATACAGAATAATGAGAGATATACCTATCGATGCAGATAGACTTCAACAAGAAGGTAATTTAGTAACAGGTCAAGAATCTATTAATGCCCCAGCAGGTGCTTTATTTATAAGAGGTATACAAGTCTATGATTCAACATCTTCTATAGCGGGTGCTAATACTTATTTAGAAAAAAAAGATGTAACATATTTACAAGAATATGTATCTTCAACAGAATCTGCAAAAAGAGGTAAGCCTAAATACTACTCTATGTATGGAGGAGCAACAGGTAATACAGATACTACATCTGGAAGAATGTTTCTTGCCCCGGTCCCTGATACAACATACAAGTTTAGAGTACACTATAACAAGATGCCAGCTACTTTAGCCTCTGACAACACTACCAATTATATCAGTCTAAACTTTCCAAACGGTCTATTATATTGTTGCCTATCTGAAACTTATGGGTTCTTAAAAGGCCCAATTGATATGTTGACACTATATGAAAATAAGTATAAACAAGAGGTACAAAAGTTTGCTAATGAGCAAGTTGGAAGAAGACGAAGAGATGACTACACTGATGGCGCTGTTCGTATACCAGTTAACTCGGCAAACCCATAGGAGATAAAAAATTATGGCAATATCATCGGCAATTTGTACAAGTTTCAAACAAGAAATTTTAGTGGGTACACACAATTTTACGGCGTCAAGTGGTAATACTTTTAAAATAGCTTTATATACAAGTTCAGCTTCTTTGGGTGCTGGCACAACTGCTTATTCAACTTCAAACGAAATTTCAAACACATCAGGATCTGCATACACTGCAGGTGGTGCAACATTAACAAGCGTTACGCCAACAACTTCTGGAACAACAGCAATCTGTGATTTTGCTGATGTAAGTTACACAAGTGCTTCTTTTACAGCAAACGGTGCATTAATTTATAATGACACACAATCTGATAAAGCTGTAGCAGTTATAGCTTTTGGTTCAGATAAAACTGTAACTAGTGGAACTTTCACAATTCAATTTCCAACAGCAGACGCATCTAACGCTATTATCAGGATAGCATAAGGAGGAACTCCTTATGTCAGAAACATCAATTTGGGGTGGAGATAATCCTTCAGTTCCATGGAATGAAAACTCTTGGCAATCTAATGAAGCAACCGTTGTATTAACAGGTATATCTGCAACATCTTCTATAGGAACTGTAGAGGCTTTTCCTGAACAAGGTTGGGGTTCTGATAGTTGGGGTGATGAAAACTGGGGAGAAAGTGCTTTAACTGTTGTAGTGGATGCAAGTGGAGTTTCAGCATCAACAGCATTAGGCACAGTACAAGCTTTTAATGTAGAAGGTTGGGGAAGACAACAATGGAGTAATTCCGGTTGGGGTGTTGAATACTCTGTTGAACCAACAGGTTTGTCCGCTACTGTTTCACAAGGAACTGCAACAGGTGCACCAATAACAATAATTGAAGTAACAGGAATTTCTGCAACAGCAAGTGTTGGCGATATTTCTCCAGAAGACGCAATCGGTGTATCTGGTCAAGTTGCAACTTCTGCATTAGGTGAATTAACTAGTGTTGGGACTGCAGTTGGTTGGGGTAGAAATGGTTGGGGTGAAGAACCTTACGGAGATTCATTTAATAAAGTTATAGTTGCTACTATAGGAACTCAAGCAGCGGCTAATGTTGGATCAATAGCTCCTGCAGATGTTATGGGAATAACAGGAGTTTCTTCAACAGCTAGTATTGGATCAGCTACAATGATTGGAAACGTAACTGTAATTCCAACAGGCGTTTCTGTAACTTCTAGTGTAGGAACATTAGACCCATCAGATCAAGTTATGGGATTAACAGGTATAGCTGCAACTTCTGCAGTAGGTTCAATAACACCTGCTGATTTAGCATTTGGTATAACAGGAGTTTCCGCAACAATTGATGTTGGAGAAACAAGTATTTCATCAAATCCAATTATAATTCCGACAGGCAGATCTGCAACTTCTGCAGTGGGTTCAATAACACCTGCTGATGTTATGGGATTAACAGGAGTTTCTGCAACAGTTTCTATTGGATCTATAACACCTGCTGATGTTATGGGATTAACAGGAGTTTCTGCAACAGGAAGTGTTGGAGATATATTTATTCAAGCATATCAAGCTATTGACACAGGTTCAAATACATCATATACAAGTGTTGCAACAGGATCAAATACAAGTTATAGTGACGTTGCATAGGAGATAAAAATTATGGCATCAACATACACACCGCTAGGTATAGAACTTCAAGCAACTGGTGAAAACGCTGGTACATGGGGGACAAAAACAAATACAAATTTAAGTATTTTCGAACAAATTTCTGGGGGTTTTTCTACTCAAGCTGTTACAGATTCAGGAACACCAACTGCTCTTTCTGTATCAGATGGAGCAACTGGAGCAACCCTTGCTCACAGAGTTATAGAATTTACTGGTTCTCTATCTTCAGGTAGAGTTGTAACTATTCCTTTAGACGTACAAAATTTTTATATTTTAAAAAATGCAACTTCAGGATCACAAACAGTAACTTTTAAATATGTTAGTGGTAGTGGTGGTACAGCAGTTATTCCAAATGGAAAAACTGTAATTGCTTATGCTAAAGCAGACGATGGTACTAACCCTAATATTGTTATGGTTGAGTTTGGAGGAGATGTTGTTGATGATACTTCACCTCAATTAGGTGGTAATTTAGATGTTAATGGAAATGATATAGTATCTACTTCTAATGCAGATATAGATATTGTTCCAAATGGAACTGGTGATGTTGTACTTGCAGCGGATACAGTAAAAGTTGGAGACAGTGGCGCAGCAGCTGTTTTAACTTCAAATGGTGCTGGAACATTAACTGTAACTACAGGCGGAGCAACTGACCTAGTTTTAAATACAAATAGTGGTACAGACTCAGGAACAATAACAATTACAGATGGAGCAAATGGTAATATTAATTTTGCACCAAATGGAACAGGTCAAGTCCAAGCCGGAGGAGCCCAATTATCAACAGTAGGAAAATCTATTGCAATGGCATTGGTTTTCGGTTAAAAGGAATAAGGAGAATAAAAAATTATGGCAACACCTAATTTAGTAAATGTAGCAACAATAACACCCAAGAACGCTATGGGTAATCTTGGCGATACAAATAGAACAACTATGGTAGACGTTACTGCAGAAAACGCTGCCAAAATACAAACAATTTTAATATCTAATACAGACGGCACTAACGCATGTGATGTAAC